TCGCCAATCGAGACGGACTGTTTAAAGTTGACCCCGCCAATCATGACGCTTAACACGCCAACACCACTTGCGGTACCGACCACTTTTACTTTTCCGGTCGCTTTTGCGCCGGAATCACTTTCGTCAAGCGGCAACGCCCACAAATCTAACGTGCTATTGTGTGCTTTAAACACCTCAACCATACGTGCTAATTGAGAGCCACGACCAAATAATTCTTTTGCTTGAGACGCATTAAGGACGCGCAAAGCTTGGCCAGCCACCGCAGTGCCTGAGGTCAATTTTGTACCGACGATCAGCACCTTGTGTAATTGTGCCGGTGTGCCGGATGTCGCTTTGCTGTTATCAAATTCGATGTATGCCAAGGGCACACGGTTTGCATTAGGGATATCATTGTAAGAGATAGCCATTATTTATCTCCTCTGCGGGATTTTTGTTCGACGATTTCCACGTCGCCGTTTTTTAAATGATTAAGCCAATAACCGTTACGTGGTTTGTCTTCGCCGGCTTCGGCCAAAGGCTCAAATGTTTCCGGGTCTCGGATAACCATCCCGGCTTTGGGTTTGATTTTAAATACCATTTATTCTCCTTTCTTCGGAAAAATGACAGTAAGTTTGGTTTTATCATCTAACCGATCTGGGTTCTTGGATTGATTAAACTGATGGTGATACTCAATAAAGTCATCAAGCGTACTTGTATCGGTTGGATCAGGCAGTGGTTGTAAGGCATTAAAATACATGCCATAAACTGCCACCCCCATGCCACTTTGGGTATCACTCCATAAATTTTGCACCGACTGCAACTCAAAAAAGCCGCTCGGTGCAATTTGACTTTTATGCAACCCAGCAGTCAGCGCCTCGACCACTTGATAAATGCCCACATTGTCTTTGCGTTGACCATTTAGCACATCACAGACGACAAAAACACCCCAGCGAGCAATCACTGCATTGGGGCGCGGACTTGGCATTTGCCCCAACCAGGCGACATAGACTGCCGGAGGATTACGCACTAAACGCGTAATTGAGCTTTCGTCCCATTGTCCCGGGTGTTCTGCCACTTCGCGCAAATAGTCTCCGCAAATATCCTTAATCTTTTGCATTAGGTTTGCAGAGGTTTGGGCAATAATGCTCATCAAATAAATCCTTTTGACTGATTACGCCCCCACACGGAGCCTGATGACTCAATCATGGCGACATTTTCGCTTTCGACAGTTTCCCCTTGGTCAGTAATCCCAAGGGATATCGTGCCCGCGGCAACTTTTTCGAGATAGCGAATGCTATCTTCGTAGTCTTCACGGGCTTGTGCGGTTGCACGATTTTTTTCGAGGAAATAGCGTGCAATGTAGCAACAGTGGCGTTCTAGCACTGCCGGAGCTTGATTGAGTGGCAGGGTATAACGCCCGGCAAGATAACTATCAATCGTTTGGGAGGCGTCTTCCAAGGCTTCTTGGATTTTGTCCGAATCTAACGTTCTTTCAGGCGTTAGTGCGATAGACAAAATTGAGTCTGTACCATAGCGTTTGATTAAGCTTTCTTGCGTTGCATACTGCATTATTCGCCATCCTTCGCTGCTGTCGCAGTGGTTAATAGCGCAACCAACTCTGCCTTAACGGCTTTACCATCAAATAACACACCGCGCGCGTTTAGCTCAGCCTTTAATTGCTCGACGGTGAGTTGATTTAAATCGGCTGGTAATGCGCTATCGTCCAAGGCTTTTGGCGGTTCTGTATCCGCACTGTTTTTAGGTACTTGTTTCGCATCACCACCTTGATTCGGCTCCATTGGTTCAGGCGTTCCAACAACCAACCGGTGATCGCCTTGTAACGCCGCCACTTGTTCTGCCGTAAGCGCTTCGATGGTGCTTTCGCCAAAAGGTAATACGCGACCAGCGCGGCAATAGCCGTCTTTAATACGGTTTTGCACCGTGATCTTAAATAGTTCAGGCATTTCATTTTCGTCCTTAAATAGGGTTTAAATAGGATTTAAAGTGCGGTTAAAAACGGCCGCACTTTAGATGAATGATTACAGGTAATCCGCAACAATTAACTCAAGTTTTAAGTTGCGCAATTCGTTGTCCACGGTCGCCCCGTTTTCCACACGGAATTCGCGTTCAAGCAACTTAGTGGCTTCTTCTTGCAAATCCACCGGCACAACAATGTGGGTCGGTTTAATACCTAATTTGTGACCGCCATCACCTTCCACTTTGCGCATCGCTTTAATCGCTTTCCACAAATTTTCGGAGGTTAATTTGCCTTTTACCACATGTGCCATTTGCCAGAATCCATAGCCCACGTTACAACGGGTGTCCACGCCATACGTGTACACGTTTTCTTCAAACACTTTTTGCGCATTGGCATCCGTCATTTGTGCCGGCGTCGGTGATTTACGATTTTGGAAAATAATCGGTTTTAAGGCACGAGAGCAGTCTAACAAGTACCATGCACCATCTTCGGTGACGCCGGTGCTGTCATCAGTGATATTGCTTACCTGTACCGGGTCTGTGCCATCCGGATTTTTCCCGACATGGTGGTCGGTGTCGAAGAAGTATTGGCTGTCATAGCATGGAGTTTTAAAGCCCGCTTTTAACGCACCAAACACCAATTCATCAGGTTGCTCACCGGCAGAGCGCGCAAGTTCGCTGACAAGCGGTGAATACACACCAATATTGTCGTCTTCCACGTCGGTGCGCATAATTTCCACTGCAGATGCCCAGTTTTTATTTGCGATAGCGTAGCCATGGGTTTGGATAGCGGTAACAGCACGTTTACCAATCCATTCTTTGAGTTTTGGCATTTGGCCTAACCATGAGTAAGTATTGCTTGCTGTTGTGGAGTTCACCACAGTGGCAATTTTGGTATATTGGCTCGGTGCTTTTGCCAAGCCTTCGCGAAAGTCTTTACCAAGACCGGTAAAGAGTGCTTTTACAATTTCAGGGGTTACATTAGCCATTATTTAGCTTCCTTTTGTTTTGCAAATTCTTCTTCGGACATGCCGAGTAATTTTGCGACGGTTTTTTCATCGGCGGATAACACTGCCACGCCTTTTTCTTTCGGTTTTTCCAAGTTTTCCGTTTGTTGTGCGGACAACACGGCAAGTTTTGGACGCGCATCAAGCATGGCGGATAACGCTGCAACACCTTGCTGTTTGCCAAAGCCGGTTAAATATTCCACTTCGGTTTCCATTACGCGGCCGTCATTTTTTGCTTTCGCAATCACACCGGCAACATCGGTTTCGTTGGTTTTTGCAGATAACACGGCAAGTTGTTGCACTGTGGCGTCATAAGTCGCTTTCGGGACATATTTGCTTAGATCAACATTATTGACCTGGGCGCTTAATGTAGCCACTTGACCTTCGGCGTTAGTTTTCGCGGAAAGTAAGGCTTCTAGTGCTTCAAGTGCTTTTTTTGCCTGCTCTTCGTTAATTTCGGCACCTTCCGGCACGTCAATACCAAGCTTGCTAAGCAACTGCTTTAAGAGATCCATCGTTTTCTCCTTGGGTTGGTTTTCGGGTTGATAAAATTGAGCTGATAGCACCGCTAACCGTTGCATGCCCGTTACACCTGGGTCATTGGTTAGCGCAGCCATACGGATTTCGAGCGGCTCGCCTTTGTCGTCGTACGGAAAGACCGCACTTAAAAAGGCAAACTCACCATTTTTGATATGTTCGTGCGCTTTTGGCGTCCAGCGAGGTTTGATAAATAAGCCTTGTCTGGTGTCATCATCAAACCAACGCATCTCATCTGCGCCAAACCACCCGGCGGCAAGTACCTTTCCGGCACCTTCACCTTTTTTGGCCTTTAAGATACTTTCATGTTCATAGTCCACTAGGGCATCTTGTTTAAGTGCGCGCAGACGGTCAATTAAGCGGGTGGCAATGTGCTCATCGATATACCAATGCGGGACATCATGAGGGGAGCCATCGCGAGAACGAAATTCGCCCTTCGGCAGGAGTTGCTGCCAACCATCTACCGTTGCTTTGTTGATTTGTGCCGTTAGGACGGCAATGGGATGTTTTTTCGTTTGCATGCCCTTATAATGCGGCATGCAATACAAAAGGTGAGTTTGTGATGTTTCAGACTTTAAAGGGGGGTTAAATCGTAAGATTTGTTTTTTAATATCATCTTAAACTTTAGGGGCGTTTAAGGGGCGTTTAAATCGCTCTCAGAGCGTTTAAAAAATAAAACGGCTATCATTTTACACATTTCTCATTTAATTTCATCTATGGCGTTTTTAAGCGCTTTTTCTAAAATGTTTTTAATTTCTTCGATTCCGTCCTCGCCCAAACCTAAAAATGGACGTGCCGGCATTTTAGTTGTGCCCTCTTGATGATATTTGCCGTAAGGCTCTGAGACCCCGACCATTGCAAAGTTATCACCGTAGTCCACATTTAAACTGTTAATTAAATCGCCTGTAACATGCAGTGTCTTTCCGGTGTACCCTTTTTCGTGGCGACGTTTTTTATATTGTGGGTTCAAGCCGGCCCAACTTTCTCCCTCCGGAGTGCGCTCATTGTCAAAAGCACTCTCACTTTCGTCTCTAAGCACGTTGGCTATTTTACGGGTTAAGCCATCTGATTTACCGAGGTCTTGCAACTTCCGGAAACTTGCCTGGATAGCTGCAATGTCAATTTTAAAATCAAGTTGCATAATGAGTACCGGTTAATATTTGACATTTACACACATTGTGCGTAAATTGAGCATATCTTATAAATGGCGGTG